TTGTCATTGCTGGTTCCTATCGGCGGGAGAAGTGAACTCGTGGTGGATAATTCTTTTGCTGTGACTTTGTTTCCTCTTGCAAGCGTTGAGAATACAAAGCGTAAAGTTGTTTGGTCGCACTCTGTGAAGCACCGTATGGACGCTTGCCATCTGTCTCGTCAGCCTGTGGGCTAACCTGAGCAGCACGTGCTGGGTCAAGGAATGATAGAAGTCTGTAAGCAGTTCCAAGGATTGCAACATCTCGTGTTGACTCTGGAAGTCCTGTCTGTGTTGCGTAATCCTGTGAGTTGAGTGTGAACTCAACTGGGTCAGTTGCATAAACAATTCGGACTGTGCGTCCTGGGATTGGTGCCTGACCTAATGTGATTGTCTGAGCAGACGCGCCAAAGGCTGTGGCATCTGCAGTTGAATCAAAGTCCCAACGTCGGATTGGTACCCACTCTTTAGATGGTCCAATTGATTCCCAAGATACTGTCAAGATATTTTTGATGTTTAAGTTGTTGAACGCATATGTTGACTGTGCAGCATTGAATGTAAATGATGTGCTCTTGACTGCAAAGATGCTTGCGCCTAGTGAGCGAATGGTGTCATTGATTGCACGCTTAACAGCGTTGCGAGGGAAAGTTGGGGAGATGGTTACCTTGGTATCTGCATTATGTGTAGCAGCAGTTGAGCCTAAGTAACCACGTCCATAGGGAGCGATTGTCGCAGTGTTAGCAATGCGGTCAAATGAATCAACCCACATCAACTCTTCGTCAATCTCAAGGATTCCCTTACCAACGTTCTCGGTAGAACCCAGAGACAGGATTAGCGGTGAAGCACTTGAAGATGTTGTAGTTGTAACTGCAGTCTTCAGGTAGGTTGCTCGGTCTTGCTGGAATGTATATCCAGCCAGGTTCAAGACAACCTCATCAATCATCTGACTCAGGGTGTACGCCATTATTTCCTCTTATTCCCTACGAACGCGTCGTAGTAGTTAACATCAAAGGAGAACCGCTTCATATGCGGAACTGTTGCTGCAGTGTGAGCAAAGACTGGAATGTCAGCCTTGTCACATAGAGCGAAGAAGTAGATATCCTCACCCATAAAATTCTTTCCGTGTCCCACATCTGAGAAGAGTGGTGCTGTCGGTAGAACCGCACGGATACGGTCAATGACACTGCGGTGCATCAGGACGAATCCCATACCCGCTGCGCCTACCTGTATTAACTTGTCTTTAGGAAGTGGATGGACTCTCTTGATTCCAACATCTTCACCATTTACTACGAACCAGAACAAAGTTGGCATTGGTTCCATAAGTGGTTCTTCAGGAGTATCAGTTGTGAAGTAGACCCCCGAAAGGATAGGGCGCTTCTCCACGTCTCTGTTCTCCCAAAGCAACTTAAAGGTATCTGGGCTAATGACTACATCTGAGTCAACCCATAGAAGCCAATCGGATTTGTTGCCTTCATACCAATGGTTGATTACTCTGTCACGCTGTCTTGCAATTTGGTTACCTTGACTGCGTAGAGTTGTGACAACTTCTACACCAGAATGAAGCATCACATCAGTGACACCTTGCATAAACTTGCCATCAACCATACCGTTATCGCACCAGGCGATTGCTAACTTGTCGTTCATTGTCCCCACCTTAGTTAGTTACCACTTAACCTTGTCTGCCCAATATGCAGCAGACATCTTTCCTTTAGCAATGTTCTTAGCGTGACGTGCCTTGAATGATGCTTGACGTGCTGTAGGTTTACGGTCACCCGTAACACCCTGTTGACCAAAGCGAATAGTCTTAACCTTGTTGCCTTCTTTAGCCACAACAACGTGTGACTTAGTGGCGTGACTCGGTGTACGCTTTGGCTTATTGAAGCCAGATACTCCTGCTCGCTTTAGTCTTGGGTCTGTCATTTCTTCTTCTTCGCCATCTTCGCTTCGCTCATTGCAATAGCAACTGCTTGCTTGCGTGACTTAACGACTGGTCCCTTTTTGCCTGAGTGAAGAGTTCCTGATTTGAATTCCTTCATCACCTTAGCAACCTTCTTGACCTTTGCTGCTTTTTTCATTATGGTAATCCTCTTTGTAGCAATTTGGCTTTTTGTGCAGGTGTCTTTCCAATTGGACTGTTTTTCTGCATTTGCAGTTTGACCTGACGCTTGACTTCAGCCTCAAACTTTGCTTGGTCCTTAGCAGCCTGTGCTGCTGCACGTTGACGTGCGTTCATCTGTGCCATTAGCACTTACACGCTTTGTCTGATTTGCCACACTTGCGGCACTTGCCTGGCTTACGGACTGGCATTACTTCATCTTCTTCTTGACGACAGCCTTCTTTGCAACCTTCTTGACTACTGCCTTCTTCATCATCTTCTTGCCCATCTTCATTTCCATCATCTTCTCAGCCTTGGACTCCATCTTTTCGCCCATCTTGTATGCCTTCTTACCCATCATTTCTCCACCGCTTTCATCACTTCGGCTACGGACTTCGTAACCTTGTCTGCTCTTACTCCCATTGTTCCAGCGTCATACGCCTTGCCCAATGTTTCACTCGCCTTGTATGCTGCCTCAACCTGAGCAGGTTGTGTACCTGCTGGTTGAATACCTTGCTCACGTGCTCGCTTATAGAAAGACAATCTGCTATTCCATTGCTTATCAGCGATTGGTCTACCAGCATCTCCAGTATTTAACTGAAGTCCTTTAGCCTTACATCCGAAGCAATCTTCGTCACACTGAGTGTGGTCGATTGAAACTTCCTCGTATTCAAATGGCTTATCTTGTGTCTCATCACAGAGAACGCATCCCCATTTTGTTGCTACGAAGTCGTGCTCTGGGGTGAAGCCCCAATCTAAAACCTTGCTGATGTGCTGATGCATAGTGTCCCTACTCTGCTACGAAATTTGCCTCTGTAACGTCGATGTCTGCAGCAATCATTGCTGCCTTTGTTGCTTCACTGATACCAGGATGTTCGTGTCCACCTAGCCAGTACTCGTCATACTCGTCGAGTTGGTCTTGTGTGAACCATCGTCCAGTGCTGTATGTGGAGCCACTGCGTACTACTGTCAGCCCACGATTAAGTCGGAAGAAGTAGAACAAGCGATGTTGACCAGATGGTCCTTCTTCTACCACAGGTGTGGTAAATAAATAAGTTGTCATTGTTCTCCTTAATGAACTTACTGATGAGGCTAGGTTTCCCTAGCCCCACCCGTCAATCAATTAAGCGATTGATGAACCTGACTCGATGCGGTATAGAGCCTCTTCACGGAAACGTGCAAAGCCTAGAACGCCGTACCATCCGATTGGACGGAAGCGGTTCAACTTATCGGTGACTGGACCGATAACTGTGTGTGGCTCTTCTGCCACTGCCTCAGCAAGTGCTTGCTGTCCAGCGATGATTGTGCGGTACACCTTTGCAGATGAAGCACCATCAGTTGCTACGTATAGACGTGGTGACTCTACGAAGTAAGCACCCTTGTAACGACCAACTTCTCCAGCCCAGATACGGTCCTGTGAGATACCGTATGCGTTAGGTACTACCCAACCTGCTGAAGATGCTTCTAGCATTAGGTCGTGTGCTACGTCTGGGTGGATTCCAGCCCAGAACTCGTTGCCGCGCTTTCCTGATGCCTTGTTACCGCGCAACTTAGCAACTGCCTTAGCGATGTTCGCTGTTGACAATGTTGCTGCTGCTGTAACTGTTGCTGTTGATGTTGCTGTTGAACCTGAGTAGATTACGTTTGTACCAGCGCGTAGTGCGTTCATAGCAAGAGCGTCGATTGAATCTGCCTGGTTACGTGCCATCAATGTAACGATGTCTGGGTCTACTGCGTTCAATGAGAACAACTGTAGAGCACGTGTGTTAGTTGTAGCGTTACCGAACTCCTGCATTGTGATTGTCACAGATGTAGGTGTTCCGATTGTTACGCCGTCAATGTCTGTTGACTCTGTTAGCGCTGTTGTAGCGTTAGCAAGGTCTGCGTACTTCTGAAGTACAACAACGTTTCCGTTGTTTGTTGGTGCTACTGGACGCTTGTCTGCAACTGCACGAATTAGGGGTTCGTCGCGAAGAGCGAATTCGATAGACTTATCGTACGCCTTCTGTACAAGACCTGCGCTACCAGCAACGCCGC